GTTTGACCAGCATTTGATCCACTTGATGACTGTGAACCAGCACCAGATCCACCACCAGTAGTAGCAAGAATTGCTCTTGTTTTTTTCTTAGCAGGTGGAGGAGGTGGTGTTGATTTAGATGATGCTGGTGGTGAAGATACCAGAGCAGCTGGCGCTGATGATGTAGAGGGTGTGGAGGGACTTGAGGCAATTTGTGATGGTCTAGACATTGTTGTTGATGATCCCATATTTCTGACCTTTGCCACTATTGCTCTCTCTGCTGGTGTAGCTTTATCACTTGGTCCAACCCATGGTGATATGCCTCTTTCTTTAATCAATTGAATTGCCATTTTGTCCTGTGTGGTCTTATCAAATTTTGCAGTATCAGGAATTCCTGCTCTCTTTGCAACACCTGGCAATGTATTTCCAACAAATTGATATCTTCCCACAGCATGAAGTTTTCCTTGATCAACCCATTGTCTCATTGATAGGGAACCATCATCATATTGTAATTGTTTAACTTCTCCTACTGTAAGATCAGTAAGTGACCTACCTTCATGCATTGACATTTTGTTAAATGATCCAACAAAAGATGTGGAACCATCTGAAAATCTGTAAATATTACCTCTACCTGCTTTATCACCATATTGATTAACAGCTTGATAACCATCAGAACCTGATTCATATTTTGCCAAAACATCCAATGCTGCTCTCTCATCATCTGATATGTAACCTCCACTCACCATTCCTCCACCTCTATAACCCATTACCTTACCTGCTTTAGGTTTGTTGGTGCCACCGCCCTCCTTATTCATGGCAAGTAAATTATCTGCACCATAATATTGTACTGCTGATTTACTCATTACAATCTCACCAGGTTGTGCAGCAATTAATCTTGTGTCAGGACCCATGCCTGACACTGTTTCACCTGAGATATTTGTAATTTTTCCACCCTGTTCATATGTAAAATTGTTTATTGTGGTTTGTTGAGGAATTACACCACCACTCTTCATACCAGTGGTTTCTGTTTGATTTTGTTGAGGAATGACACCACCACTCTTCATACCAGTGGTTTCTGTTTGATTTTGCTCTGGTGCTTCTATGAGAGGAATTTTTGGTATTTCAATTTTAGGTGATTCAAAGTTTTCATTAGGTATATTTTGTAGTAATTTTTCCTCCTCAGTACCAAATAATTTCATTACAAAATTGAATGCACCTTCAATAAGATTTAATCCACCTCTTAATCCATTTACTATGGCTGTAGCAATATCAGAAATGGGTTGCACAAATGTAGAGAGGAATCCATTCACAAAATCTATTGCTGAATTTATTCCCTCAATAATGGGATTGAGTGTTTTTGCAGGATTCTCTATTATATTCATAAGTGCAGTGACTGCACCACCAAGTGCTATGTTCTTCAAGAAGTTTAAAATCATGTCAATGAAACCAGTCACTGGTTCTAATTTCTTCTCTACCTTTTTAACTTCTTGTTTTGGTTTAGTTGTTTCTAATTCTGTCTCCCTGTCTTTTCTGTAAGTTACCTGACTCTCTTTATTTGCACTTTTAATCTCATCATCCTTTAATTTGCTTTGCTTTTTTGTAGTACCAAGTATATCCTCTAAGTTTTTCTCCATGGTAGAAAAACTAGGAGAAAGCATATTAAGTATTTTCTTCTGCTCATCACTTTCTTTTTTTAAATCATCTATTACTGCTTGAGTTTCTTCTTTATCATTTCTAATCTCATTCAACAGATCATCAAGGTCCTGTCCATAAAAGTCATCAACCTCATCTTGTGGAGTTGGAATTATTTTAGATGGAGGTAGTAACTTTTGATTGCTTACTTTACCTGCTTTTGGTGCTGAACTTGCAGCAGTATCTCTAGCTGCCTCAAAAAGTTTCTGAGCAGATACTTTTGTCTTTTTCTTTTTTTCCTCTGCCTTTTTTACAAACTTGTTAATATCAATTTTCTTTGCCTTTGCAGGTTCAATATTTTTGATTCTGAGAAATTCGTTGGTTAGGTATGAAATATCACTACTATCCATATCACTACCACCCATTCTGGCAGCAGCAATTTTCTCTCTCAGTAATGTCTTATATGTGCCAAAATCTATTCCAGTGGGGTCATCAACTCCCAAATATGTGCGCAGAATGCCCTCATTGATCTCCTTATCTACATTTGTTCTAGTATCAAGAGCCATTTCTTTGTTTTGCCTTTAATTCCTCTTCTTCTAAGTGTTGCTGAAGAAGTGCGACATAAATGTCACGCTCCCATGGAATGAGATTTTCTATCTCTGTCAAGCTGTATTTATGGTACTGTATCAAGGCAAAATTAAGTTTATAGTAATTCTCAAGGTCCATATGGACCATGCCTATGCGAAAAAACTGGACAATCCCTCCAAAACTACAGTGCTCTTCTTCTTAGTTTTGGGATTCACAATTGTCACCTCATGTGACAGTTTTGGCATAGTTGTAAAGAAATTTTCAATTTTCTTAAATTGTTGTGAATTCATCTGCTCAAGAAAACCAATTAACTCTTTCTTACTACAATCTGCTGCAGCCCAGACTTCCTCTTCATTGTAAATTTTATCAATACATGCAGCAATTAGATTAAATGATTGATCCACACTAGTTTTGTCATTGAAATCAAAATTAGTCTTGATGAATTGTTCAAGTGAAGGATACTTCATTTCCATCATCAAGTTATCATCCAATTTGATCCTCTTATCATGGTCATCATACTCTTTGACTTCAATCTCATCTAATGAAATTTCTACCTTCACAGATGTTTCATTATCATCAGGTGCAATGATATTAACCTCTACCTCTTCTCCTACAGACTTTCCTCTGATATTGAGAAAGAGATACTCAATATCAAATGTGGGAAGTTCTTCTACTTTTATACCTCTTGTTTTGATGCAAGATTGTAATACAGATTTGATAGCAGTGGTAATATCTTTTTGATCCTCACCCTCTAATGCTAAAACAAGTAATTTTTCTTCTTTGACTAGAAAGGGTCTGTATTTTACTTCTTTCTTAGTTGATGGCAGCACCAACGAATAAGTTGGTGTTGCAATTGTTGGTAAAGGCATAACAACCTAAAAACTTCAGTATGATTATTTATGCCCTTCTTTCACCCTTTGGATCTTTATAAATTTCATTCTGATTAATGGCTTCAATCAAGGTCATTCCATCAGGAATATACCTTGTGCCTACACCACCAGGTGGAATCTGCTTTCCACTCACTGGTCTAAATCCTTTGCCTTTTTTGTCTTTAATAAGATCACCTGGTCTTTCAAGATCAACACTGATTGGTTCAACATTAATATTTAAGTATTCTCTGACATATCTTACATATGAAAAAGACACAGAAAATCTCAGCACATCACTTGATTCATAACTTATGGGTATATTATTGATTGCAATGGGAAAAGCAGAAACAAATGTATGATACAATTGTCTATCAAGTAAATCTTTCTCAAATTTATTGACATATATGTTTGTTTTATATGTCTCTGGAAAATGATTTCTAAATCCAACTTCTAAGTTTTTATATGCAGAGATGCCACCAGTATTATCACCCACACCTGATATCCAATCAATCCAACCCTCAAAGAATTCAATAATCTTGTATTTTTTATCAACATAGAAGGTCATATCAAGAGTTTCATCATATATTCTTCTATATGCTAATTTCTCTGTGACTCCCATATAGTCATTGGTCTTATCATGAGTGGCAAGAGCACTACCTGGCAAAGCAGTTTCATTACAAAGCAATTCCAAGAATCCACTTTCACTATTATAATTGAATCCTCTACCATCAAGCATGTTAGACACAGCTGCAGGAGGTTGAAACTTCACCATGTACTGAGAAGTCTGTGCCAAGTTCATAAACTTGGATTTCAATGATGATGTAGATATTCTTCCTGAGCGTGCCCCCGCCATCTATAAATAAACGTGATTACTATAACTATGTATGAGCAAAGTGGCAGGATCTTACAAGAGTAGGTATAAACCTAGCCATCCTGAAAAATACAAAGGTAATTCCAGTAATATTATTTGTAGAAGTAATTGGGAGAGAACTTTTTGTAAGTATTGTGATCTGAATGAAAATGTAATCAGCTGGGCAAGTGAAGAATTCAACATACCATATGTTTCACCTATTGACAATAGAGTTCACAAATATTATCCAGACTTTCTGATTGAAGTGAAAGAAAATAATAGAATCAGAAAGTATGTGATTGAGATCAAACCCAAAAAACAAACCAGTCCTCCACCTAAGAAATCAAGAGTCACTAAATCATACATCTATGAGTGTAAAACCTTTGAAGTGAATAGAGCAAAGTGGAGAGCAGCAAGGGAATTCTGTATAGACAATGGACTTGAGTTTAAAATCATAACAGAAGAAGAACTCTATGGATCAAGAGGAATACCTAGAAAGCGCAAACAATAGGTTTGAGTATATTGTTGATGATATCATTTCTGAGCCAACAGCAGATGACAGAATGCTGAAAATATTGGAGGTTGCTACTGATGTTGAAGTTATTCCTGATGTAGGTAGATACTATACCTTTGTTTATGCTCCCAAAACCCCTAGAATTGAATATGACCAAAATCCACTGATAGCATGTGTTGAAGTTCAGAGATGGGGGTTTAGAGGTCTAAATTATCACTGGGGAAAATATAGAAATTATACCTGGAATGAAGTCCTTGGACAATTACATGTAATTTACCCTATGGAAGTGACTGATTTAAGGTCTATTCCGTATCAGTATTTTAGAATAAATAACTAAAAAAGTATCCTCTGATGGGTTTAAAATATAAAAGAAATTTAAATGGTTGGACCCCCTCAAAGGATGATGACTTAAATAACGATGATCCATGGACTGCGGATTTTCGTGTTGAAAAAGAAAGTAAAAAGAAGAAAGAGGGTCAAACTGCTAGTAAATTCATACCGACCTACCTTGATATAGAAGCATATACAGATAGAGGAGATTTTTTCATTAAAGACCCAGATTCTGGGACATCAATATTGAGATACAATGGTAGAACTGATGAAATAGTAATAAATGATGAAGAAAAGTTTGAGGAGTATTTTGCTGGTAGTAAAAAGAAAGAAAAGCGCTTAGAAAAGATCAAAAAAATTGCTATGAAAGACATTCTTGCCATAGCAGAGTCTGAAGTAAATAAGGCAGAAACCAGAACTAGAACTAATGAATATCCTAGGAGGGATGCAAAAAGATTAAAGAGAGTTTTTGAGAAACTTGAGGCAAAACCTGGTTATAAGTCCCTTTTTAATACTGCTGACCCTGCTGAAATATCTGAAGCTACATCAAATGACAAGAGCAAAAAGGACAAGGGTCCAAATACACCCAAAGATGGAAAAGTCTCTGCTAATGTGGATGTAGAGGTCAATATTAATTCCTCAAGTTCAGGATTTGTGGGTCCTGTACAAAATGGTTCAGGATCTCGTATTGATATAAAGTCAGATATTGCTAAATCATCAATTGTGAGTCTTGAAATGCCAGTGGAGACTCCACCTGCTGCAATAGTCAAGATAGAAGATGAATTGATGAGATATCCAATCAAAGTACCACCTTTTGGATATGATCATATCAAAATTCAAGCACACAATTATAAAGCAGGTGGACTAGTAAGTGCAAGTAATGATTTTAATCTGATTGGGGGAGGTATTGATAATAGTAATAGTGAAAGATTAACCAAAGATAAAAAACCAATAAAATTGGGTACAGTAATCCTACCAATGCAACCCAATCTTTCTGAGACTAATTCTATTGACTGGGGTGGTGATAAATTAAATCCAATCAGAGCTGCATTTGCTGATATAGCAGGTCAAACAATTGGGGATTTGGGTGATTTTGATGTTAGTGCTGCTGCAGGAAGTCTATTTGGTGGGACAGCTGAAACTATCAAAGCTTTGGCAGATACTGATAAGGCAGCAGTGGTTGCATTTTTCGCAGGTCAGGCAGTCGGGGCAAATGTACAAGGAAGATCAACTGGTAAAGTCATCAACCCTAATCTTGAATTACTCTTCTCTGGTCCAAGATTGAGAACATTTAATTTCAATTTTACCCTCACACCTAGATCTGATAAAGAGGCACTCATGGTGAGAAAAATTATCAAATTCTTCAAGAGAACATCTGCTCCATCAATTTCACCAAATGGGTTATTTTTGAACACACCATCGATATATACACTTGAATACGTATTTGATGATGAAGACCCAAACAAAGATCCTCAGCATCCATTTTTAAATAAATTCAAACCATGTGCAATGACATCATTTAATGTTAATTACACACCTGATGGTTCATATTCAACATATCATGGTGGATCAATGACATCATATGCTCTTAGTATGACATTTGGTGAACTTCAACCAATTTATGCTGGTGATAATGTTGATGACACAAACGACATGGGATTCTAATGGCAAATCAGTACTTTTCTTACTTACCAGACTTTGAGTATGTTAGCAGATTATCTGGTTCTAGCATCTCAGACTATGTCAGAGTCAAAAATCTCTTCAAAAGGACAAAAGTCAATGAGACAATATTTGGTGATTTAACAAATTTCACCAAATACAAGATTATTGGTAATGAAAGACCAGATCAGGTAGCTTTCAAGATTTATGGAGATTCAAATCTTGATTGGTTGGTCATGTTGACAAATAATATACTAACCTATCAAGATGAATGGCCATTACAAGATAATGCATTCTACAACTATCTTTTGGCAAAGTATGGAACTGAAGAAAAACTACTTGAAGTGCATCATTATGAAACACAAGAGGTCAAGTCATCATTTGGTGTGATTATTGTTCCAAAAGGATTAGAGGTTCCTTCAACTTATTCTGTGACATTTTATGATGATGGTGCAATGAGAACAGAGAGTTTACTCGACACTATCACAAACTATGAGTATGAAAGAAAGATACAAGATGATAGAAGAAATATATTCTTACTTAAAACACAATATCTAGGTATTGCACTTGAAACTATGGAAGAAGTCCTTGCTAATGAGGCAGGAAGTTCCCAGTATGTTTCTGATGAATTATCTAAAGGAGAAAATATAAGATTATATCAATAAAAAAAGGTAAAGGGGTCAAAAAATTCTGGAGAAATTTTTTGCCCCTTTTTTGGAATTAAAAGTGAATTTTGGTTTCACCCTCTTAGCAGATTAATGTATGATGCTATCACAAGAAGTGTCAGACATATCTGATTGTATTTCATCCTCAACTATCAGCAAGTTTAGAGAAGTAAGACATAGGATCATCGTCATCAGCAGTGGATGTTGATTCAACTTGCTTTGATGCTTTGTAAGAATCTTCAAGTTTCTGCATAACATCTTCTTCGCTGACAGACTTCTGTTCTGTTGCTGCATAGTTGTCATATTCAGTCTCCTCCTGTGCTGTATTACGTGTTGATTTTGATCCCAGAACATAATCAAGACGCTTCTTCAGTTCATCATAGGTTTTGAACTGATCAGCAGCAGTAAATGCACTCAGAGAATACTGCTTCTTCCAAAGTGCTTCAAGGGCATCATCATCATCCAGGAGAGGACCCTGACGATCAAACTCAGAGGAGTCATAATTCCAATACCCAGCAACCTTCTTCAACTTCAACTTGAAGTTTGCACCTTGCCAGAAGTCAAAGGGGTTGATAGGAGTTTCATCTTCAAACTCAGGTTGCATGGCATCCATGATCTTGTCAAAGATCTTCTTACCAAACTTATAAAGGAACACACCACCCTCATTTTGAGGATTGGCAGGATCTTTCACAACATAGATGTTTGCATAGAAAGAAAGCTTACGCTTTTGCTTACGAACAACATCCTTGTCAGACTCATTGCCACTGTTCCAGAGTTCACGATTGAGTTCTCCAACAGGATCTTTACCACCAACTGTGGTCAGTGAATTTTCAATATACCATCCACCAGGTCCTTGGAATGCATGAGAATACAGTTTCACCCATGGAAGATCTTCTCCCTCGGGTGCTGGTAGGAAGCGAATGACTGCATATCCATTACCAGACTTGTCCATTTCTGGTTTCCAGAGGCGATCATCTGCCCCACTACCACCAGAATTATTCATTTTTTCAACTTCTTTCACCAACTTATTGGTGAGAGACCCAAGTGAAGATTGTTTCTTCAGGTCTGAAAAAGACATTGGATTAACCTCGTATTTGTTAGATTTGGCCTGTTCCCTTAGCTTGTGTGAGGGTTGGGTAGCCTCTTATATTCTATTGGGTTTGTGTCAGTTGTCAAGACTCATTCAAGGACTTCTTCATGTTCTCAATCATACTAACCATATTGGAAAACACATGATCAAGATTCACATTCTGAGGAAATCCAAGTTGTTTTGCCTGTGACAAAATACTTTCCTTCATCTTAATGGCATCAAGATCATCGGATAATGTCAGTCTAGTGTAAAAGATTCTCTGCTTTGTAAGCAGATCCTCCATCATTTCTATATGTTTTACTTTATCTTCCTTGCTCATCGATGGAAAAAGAAATACAGATTTATATACCTTCTCCTGAAGATTTTCAATCTCTTTCATCTCCTGCTGAACAATATCAGACTTAAAATAACTCATATCCCTAGAACCTGTTTAAGAATTTTCCTATAGCGTAACACATCAATATGTAGGAAGGATTTATACTTGTCAATTCTGAGTGAAAGAAAATCCCATACAGGATCATTCATTTTATTGTCAAAATCTTTTTTGAATCCAAGAATGTTCTCAAGAATAATGAAAGTCTCCAATGATATATTATTTTGGAGAAGCTCCTTCACAAGAATAGGATGTTTTCCATTTTCAATGTGAAATACTTCATCAAATTTGTGATTAGTGAACAGTATGTCTACCTGCTCCTTGAAAAGGTAAGACATAGACTGCATCTTCTTCTTCCAATCTGTATAATAGTCTTCACCATTTCTTACGATCTCACCAATCCATAAGGACTCTGGATTATCACATGCTACAAAATTAGAAACAAAAAACTCAATCACCTCATCATCATTTTTTTGTCTGCTGAGTTTCTCGAAGAAATACCTGTCCTTTCTTTTGTAAAAGCTCTGCACAGATGCTCTTGATCTTCCACAATACTTGTGGTAGTCATACTTCTGTTTTGTAAAATGATTTTTCAATCCAAGATAGGACTTGTATGCATCAAATGGTTTCACCTTGATCATTTATCTCTTCAAAATCAACAATTTCATCAAGTTTAACAACATGCTTACTGTCAATAAGATAGGTGTGCTCCCCATCAGTCTTACCCAAATACTTGAGTTGATCTTCGGGAATATATCCCTCTCTTATTGCAGCTAGCATTCTGAGGTGTCTGAGTTCTTTGTAAGAAATCATAGTGGTAACTTAGCACGGGATGTTCTTTTTAACAAGTTCAACTCCATTGCCTCTGCTTTCAGTTTTTCCTTAAGTGGTTTAGAAACTAACTTAGGAACTGACTCAACATCTACATTGTTTTTCTCACAGAAAAAAATGATGGCATCCATATACTTCATGCCTTTATTTTCAAGCACTGTCTTTTCAATCTCTTCAGCAAACTTTTTAGAACTGTAGAACTTCTTCTCTATCAGTTCATTAATGTTCTCTTCAGGCATAGGTTTGAAGCTTAAATTCAACAAACTCTCTAATGTATTCTGAGAGTAAGTTGATATACTTTCTCTTGTCGTATTGTTCATAAACTACACATTCTCCATTTTCACAAGACATTATGATGACAAACTTCTTCACCATTATACCAGTCATTTCATATAACATGCAAGCATATGCTGCACACTGTACATAGTAATGTTCAATCCATTTTTCAGGTTTTGGTCTCTTGCTGGTCTTGAAATCAATCACAGCAAGTTCACCCTCATATTCAGCAATACAGTCAACTGTGCCAGCAACACCCAACTCTTTACTGAAGAGTGCTTGCTCAATGGCATGAATATTATCTATCTTGTCCAGATTAGATTTAGCTTGTAGAAAGAGGAATTGCGATAGTGGCTGGACTTCAGGTAACTGCTGATTCCTAAGGAAGCACTCAGCAAGAGTATGCATATCAGTACCCCTGCTTGTGGATTGCTTCGTAATCTTGTTTGCTTCTTCATTACCTATCTTTGCTCTCCATTCTCTGAAGATCTCTCTGTTATAATGACTAATGATAGATGTAATAGAAACAAGTTTATTTCCATCTGGAGTGTCATAGTATCTAACACCATCAATCATCTCCCTATCTAATTTAGGGTAATCAATTTCAATATGTTTGAACATTACAGTCCTAATTCAAGTTTTGTTGTTATGTACTCTTTGACAAATCCACTTCTGCAGATATCTTCAGCTTGGAATTCAATGACATCAAAGGATGGCATGTTCTTCAGGATACGCATAAAATCAATGATGCCATTCTTCTCACTCATCTTAACAAGGTCAGTCTGAGTTGCATCACCACAGAACATGATCTTTGAACCTTCACCTACCCTAGTGATGATAGAATCTAATTCATGGAAATTCAAGTTCTGAAACTCATCAACAATCAAGATTGAATTATCAAAGGTTGTGCCTCTAATATATGATGTGCTCCAGAAACTAATTGTGCCCTGTGCCTTAAGATTATTATACAGCATATCAAATGATGAGTCATCTGGCATCTCAAACATATATTTCACCATATTCTTATATGGAATTTGATAGATGTCTGATTTATCCTCATGATCACCAGGAAGAAATCCAATCTCTCTGGTGGGCACCAATGACCTCACAATGTAGATCTTCTCATACTGTGTGTTGACATTCAATACATCCTGGAGAGCATTGTACAGGGTGATGAATGTCTTGCCTGTGCCTGCACAACCATAGGCAACCATATTCTGGTTTTTCTTATACGCATCAAAGAAAATCTCTTGGTTATCAGTCAGTGGTTCTATTTTCTTGGCATAATCAAGATTAATTGGTTTCTTTCGCTTCATTTGTCTATTACTCATTCCAAATGGGACTGGATTGGTACTACCAATACCTGAAGATTTTCCTCTACTTTTGGGCATAAATTCTTTTAAACAGGATTAACGTTTGAACCAGGCATCTTGGATACCTTATGAAGAACATCATTCCAACCAGGATGTGACTTCTTCAGTTTGTCATATGTTTCTCCTACTTCCCCTACACCAGCACAACCAGCTGACCAGTCTTTATCCCAATCAGGATTTTCATCTCTCCACTCACAATATTTGATCATGGACATGGTAAGAGTTTGTGTCTCCCCAGTCTTCATATTTTTTACAGGATATGTTGGCATGTCAACCTCAATTGTATGTATATTTATTAAACCCAGTCAAGGGCAC